CCAATAAGGCCACCCGAAAGGGTAAGCAACATACTAGAAAGCACCGACCACCCGGCCGAGTCATTGGGGGCCTGTTCCATAGGCTGCACCACAAATAGCAAGCCGTACAAAATTGCAATAACGCTAAAAAGAAATGAACACGTTAAGCCGACGCCGACCATAAAAACTAGCCGCGCTTTTATTTCTTCGTTTGAGTATTTTTGTTTAGCCACAACGGCCACCGCCTATCTGTACTGTTGTTTCGGTTACTGCGCTTAGTGCTTTGTTTTTTACGCGTTCGCAATTTACGCGCACACGATCGCTACATGCTGTTAGCGACGCGCAAATAACCAATAGAATTAGGCTTTTACGCATTATTTGTTGTATCCGTAAACACGAACAGTGCCACCTGTCATCGTGCCGGAAGAAATGGCAAGAGTAAACGCTGTGTAACTTGTTGTGTCGTTTAGGAAGCCACCACCTGCACCAGCCTCACCGTTTGTTCTTGGATCAACATACGAATAATTAACAATCGTATTTTTTGCAAGAAAAGGGTTTATAAGGTCAAAATTGCTCGACAAGACAGTAGTCGAAGTTACGCCAACGCGACTAAAATTCGCTGAGTTTGAGCCAGCACTTGCGCCAGTACTGCCAGCATAAGTGTAATAATTGTGAGCCCAGTAATACCCAGTAACAGTCGAGCCTAATTGACAAGACAAAAGAGCAGCTGAAGAAGCAACGCCGCCAGTAATTGTAATTTTGTAACTATCAAAATCTGTCGTGAAAGCATCTGTTACAACTTGACTAGAAACTGCACTGCCGATGGTTTGTGATTTGACAAGCCAAAGTCCAGCAGCGTTCATTTGTGCCGCAGTGAGGATTTGTCCTGATGTAAATACTGGTGGTGTTGCCATGTTGTGTGTCCTTTAGAAACTAAGTAAATTTGCGTCCAAAATTCCAAAAATCTCGTCGTTTAGAGTCATGTACTGATTTCCGTCGGTACTTTCAAAATTATATGAGATTATGTGGCTTTGTGGGGTGATGTTGTGGGAAACACCCGAAACAATAAGGGTTTGCGAAACTGTGGCAGGGCTACCCGTCGTGTAGGCCATAACTACCGTAGCGATACTAGTTAGATCGAGAGTTAGGCATATGTTTTGGTTTGCGCCTGTTAGCGCTGCCAATTCTGTTGAAATACCAGTAAACCGTAGGACGGGGTCTTTGTATTTTCCTAGTAGGTAATTACCTAGCGCGGCTACTTCGGTTGTGGTGTCGTTTAATAGGTTTGTTACTGCGTATTGCTGTGTCTGAAATGCGGCTATTGACGTTGCGCTACTTGTCGTTTGTACTGCCCCGGCGGGGCTTTGGGTAATTATGTAGTTGTATAGAAGTTCGTCGCCAAATTGGTTTTCAATACTTTGCATTGGTAGGCCTGTACCGGTGGTGTTAAACGTGGCACCCGATACCGGGTTTAACACGCTGCTACGGCCCTTAAACGTTAAAGTACCGTTAGCGGCAACGTATAAATATCCTTGTTCGCTGGTTGTAATTTGCTGTAGATAGTTAAGTACTTCGGTATCTTGGCTGATTGCGTAAGCACCTAAATAGCTTGAGCCGGTGCCTATAGATCGTGCGCCTTGATAGTTAATCTCGGAGTAGTTAAGCACCGTGTTTACGCGATCGCTTGAAAGTTGGCGGGCCGGAGTTACAGCGTTTAGAGCTTGATTGGCTAGCACCGTAAAAGCGTCGGAACATTGGGCGTACATTCGGTCGCCGTTGGGTTGTATGTCGTAGCTTAAATTCCAATCAGTAATTAGACCGGTGTAAATGGGTATTCCGTTGCTGCTAATTACTATGGGGTTACGCGGTAATACGCCAGTTGCGTTATAGGGCGCACCTTGCCAATAGGGGCTACTTTGGTTTAACGGGTCAAGTATCCGGCTCGAGTTGTTAAACACTACTGTTGCGGTACCAGCGTTGAATTGGTCTAACTGGCGGTTACGACCGCGTGTAATCGTTACAGACTCGACAAGGTAGGTTAGGTCGGCAAAAGCTGTGCCGCCCAAAGTGCCGGTGTCTAATTGGTTGCGGGCTATGTTTGCGCCGTCTAGTTGTAAGGCGTTGCCAAACCCTGTAGTAGTCGGAAATCCGACGCTAACGGTGGTAACTGGTACGGTCATGCCGGGGCGAAAACGGTACCGCTACGGCGTTGGGCGCGTTGGATAAGTTCTATGAGTTGTTGGCCGATTTGGTCGGGTGATGAAACGACGCCCGCTGAAACGGTGATATTTATATCCCCGCCGCCGTAGTTGCCCATTTGGTTTAGCGGTATAACAGCTTCGGGGCCGTTGCCTTCGCCAATCATGGCAAGCGTTGGGCCGGTTACGATGCCACCGCTAGCAAGTGTGGCTATGCCGCCAATGCCAAAGTTTCCAAAGTCGATACCCGAAAAGTCAATACCTGAAAAATCAAAATTAGAAAAGTCAAACGGGGCGGGGGTGCCATTTGTTACGCCGCTTACAGCGCCCGTAAAACCGCTTGTAAGGCCTGCTACTGCGCCAGCGGTGTTAGCGGTGGTAAGGCTAATGGTGTAGGTGTCTACGACCGCCTGAATACCGGCTACTAGGTTTTGACCGGCGGTTACGCCAGCTTGGTAAAACTGTTTTGCGCTGTTAAGGCCTACGGTGTCGGCGATTGTTTGTACGTCGGCGGTTAAAGCGTTGGCCTCGAGAATTGCCCCGGCGCTGCCTAATAGTTCTTCGGCTATAAGTGTGCCGCCGTCTACGCCAGCTGCTAGTACTTGCTGTAAAGCTGACTCGGAAAGGCCAGCAGCTAATAGCCGGTTAATCAGTACGCCAAAATCTTTAACCTTATTGGCTTGTGCTTTTAGATTGTCTAAAAAGGTTTTGGGTGTCGCTTGTGCGGTTACTAGCTGCTGCTCTGACGCCGTTAGTTTGTTAGTTGCTTCGTTTAGGTCATATCGTGCGGCGGTGAGATCATCGTAAGCGGCTGCCGTTTTATCGGGGTCGTCACCCGCTGATGCTTTAACGTACGCGGCTTGTGCTTTTGCTACGTCGGCGGTGGCTTTTGCTACGCCCTTTTGGGCGACGCTGACATTTTCTACAGCATCGGCTAGGGCTTTAGAGTTGTCGGCCGCTGTCTGTTGGGCATTGCCAAAACTAAAAGACGATTTAACAGAGTCGGAAACGGTTTTAGCAAACCCGTCAAATTTCTTTATAGCTTCGTCTAGTACCCCGTTTGCGGTTTCAAGCGCTTTAGCCATTTGGTCGCGTAAAGCGTCTTTAAGTACTACAAGTTCGGCGGCTAATTTTTTAGCGGCGTCGGCTAGTTTCTTTTTAGCGGCTTCGGCTTTTTTAGTTGCTGCGGTGTTTTTATCTGTTTGGGTTGTGTTGTCGCCGGTTGTGGTGCCTAAGTTTTTAAGCATCTTTTCGTATTCAATTTGCGCGGCGGCGGCTGTTTTGGTGGCGCTTGTGTTGTCTTTGTTTGCCTTGACGGTTCCGCTAATTTTCTTTGCCAATATGGCTAGGGTCGCGGCCCCGGCTACAGCTGTTGCGATACCTATAACGGTTGCTACTTGTACGGCTGTAAATGACGTGGCTAGTGCAATGTTGGCCGCTGTGGTGATTGCTGCAATAGCGCTAAAACCGGCCATAACGCCATTAACTAAAACAATGGCAGCGGCTAGGCCGCCGATAACGACGCCCATAGTCACAATTAGCGGGGCGTTGTCGCTAGCAAACTCGGCAAATTTAGACAGCAAACCAACGGCAATAGCCATAACCGGTAAAAAGCCTTTACCGATGTTGGTTTTAGCGTCTTTAATTTGTGCGGTTAAAATGCGTTGCTTGTTTGCTGCGCCATCTGCTGTACGCGCAAAGTCGCCTTGCTGTAACGTTGTCTGCTCGAGTATGAGCGCTTGCGCGGCAAGGCTTTTGTTTTGTGGCGTTAGTGCGTCTTTAGTTGTTTTGACTAGCCCTAGCTCTAAAGCCTTTGCGCGTAGTGTGGCGTCGTCTAGCAAAATACCAAAACGGCGTAGGGGTTCGGCTTCGCCTCGTAGGCCAGCGCCTAAAGCTAGTACGGCATCTTCGGGGCTTGTATTGTTAAATGATGCTAGGTCAGTTGCCAGCGTCGTAAATTTAACGGCCATGTCGCCTAGATCGGTGCCCGTTAAACCGGCTGCGGTGCCAAGTACGCCGAATGTGCCGGCGGCTTTTAGTGCTTCGGTTTGTGATTGCCCTAACGATGTTGCGGCGGTTTTGGAAAAGTCCATTATTGACGTAGACGCGTCGCCAAAAATTACGGCCGTTTTGCTTGTTTCTTCGTTAAAATCGCTGGCCATTTTGGCCGCGCCTACAGCTGCTACAGCTAAACCACCGAGCGCGGCGGCGGCTGGTAGAAATGCTTTTTTCATGGCGTAACCGGCTTTGGCCGATGCGCCGTCTAGTTTTGCAAATTCGCGGGTCGCTTTATCAAAACCTTTAGTATCTAGGCTCGAGAGAATGGGTATAGATAGTGCCATTATTTGTATTCAATCTTTAGGTTCGTGTTCATTTTGACAGATACCCGGTCAATTATTTTGGATAGTTCACCCTGTACGGCTGGCATGACAGCGACGACGCCGGGGGTTAGTGATCGAGACGCCCGGGGGTTGGGGCCTT